TTCAGCAATAATATCAATATAAGTCATAGGTTTTTCCTGACCAATACGATCAATCCTTGCTTCAGACTGTTGACGTTTTTCTAAATCATATCCATTAGAATAATAAATCATAGTAGACGCACCTGTAAGTGTAATACCGTAACCACCTGTTTGAGGTGTGCCTACTATGAATCTAACTTTGGAGGTTGGATCTTGTATTTTTGTAATTGCTTTTTGTCTATCATCTGTAGAAGTATCACCATAATAAGTTACTACAGAATCTTCACCATATTTTTTTGAAATTGCTTCGACAATTTTTTCAATATCATATCTATAGTGAGCCCAAATAACGGCCTTACCTTCCATTTCTTCTAAAATATCCATTAGTTCATCAATACGATTATTTTTAATTTCTTGAACAGAACCATCGTCAGCAGTAAAATGACCACAAGTAATTTGATGTAATCTCATTAACTGTGTAATTACAGTTGCTGTTGAAATCATTTTACCATTTAAAAATGCAATAGCTTTTTCTTTCATAGTTTTATAAACTTTCTTTTGATCATCAGATAATTCTATAATACGTTTAGTATAAGTTTTAGGTGGTAAATCTAAACAATCATCTTTTAATACACGATAAGAAAAAGGTTTTAATTTTTCTGATAACTCTCCAAGATTTCTATAACCAACTACTATTTCAACTTGTCTACCTGAAACATTTATTTTTCTACAAATTGCATATCTAGTTCTAAATGCGTAGTAAGATGATTGATCTAATAACCAAGAATCAAGAAATTGACATTGTGAAAATAAATCTAAAGGTGATTTAGTTACAGGAGAACCTGTTAATATTCTTCTATATTTTGTAAATGGTTTTAAAGATAAAATATTTTTAGTTCGTTTTGCATTTGGATTTTTAATAGTAGTAGATTCATCAATACCTAATAAAGTTTTATGACAACTTAAAAATTTATGTGCAAACTGCAAACCTTTTTTAGTAGAAAAAGCTTCTACATTCATAATTAAAATATGTAATTCTGCACCTGATTTAAACAAAGGTTGTAATTCTTTTGCATTAGGATCAGTTCTCCATAATCCAACTTTCTTTTCTATATAGTCAGGCATATGGTTTGGTATTTCAGAATCAAACCAGTTTTTATACACGCCTTTTGGTGCTATAATTAATGCTGAATCAATTTTACCTGCATTATAAAGCATAGCAATATTGTCAATTAATACCTTAGATTTACCAGTACCCATCTCCATAAAATATGCAAAAACTTCTTTATCCCAAGACATTTCTAATGCTTTAGATTGATGAGCAAATGGTTTGCTTTTAAATTTATAATTCATAATTTATTAGTACTTTCTATTGTAATGCTATATATTAACTGATATAAAATGTCAAGAAGGAAATATTATTAATGATTTTAAAAGAGAGCTCAAACTCTAACAGTATTGTTTACGTTATACAAGACATACCTGGAACTAAATTAGGTGCACCTAAAATAAATATTATTGGTGCAACTCAATATGGACAGTTAAAAGTTTTACTTCCTGAAAATTCACAAATTATTTTAAGTCCTGCATATGTTATCACAACATTAAAACAAAAATTAAAAGATTATAAATCAAAGGATTATTTACTACTTACAGGCGATCCTGCAATTATTGGTGTTGCGTGTTCAATAGTTTCTGATATAACAAACGGAAAATATAAATTATTAAAATGGGACAAACAAGAAAGAAGATATTATCCTGTTGAAATTGATTTGTATAATAGTGCTTGACAATAAAAAAATAAAATATATATAGAAAGGATAGAAAGTATGACAATAGATTTTGAAAACGACAGAATGCAATCAATCGAGCAGATAGACTCTGCTAAAAGATTGTCAGATAAAGTTTTAGAACTAAAAGATTTAGAAGATGAAATTCTAAATGCAGAAGAGTCTATAAAAAAATTAAAACAAAAAGCATTAAATTTATCAGCAGTAGAAATTCCTGCTATGATGGAAGAAATGCATATTACAAAATTAAAGCTGAAAGATGGTGAATCCGTAGAAGTAAAAAAATTTTATGGTGCATCTATTCCTAAAGAAAAACAGGAAGAGGCTTTTCAATGGCTTCGTAATAACGGTCTAGGTGATATTATTAAAAATGATATCACTGTTACCTTTGGTCGTGGCGAAGATAACAAGGCAGCGTCATACGCTGAACTTGCACGAGGCAATGGGTTTGAACCTATCCAGAAAATTGGAGTAAACCCAATGACACTCAAAGCACTGGTCAGGGAACGACTTGAATCTGGACAAGACGTTCCTGCTGACCTATTTAAACCGTTTGCGGGTAACCAAACAAAAATCACAAGGAGATAATCGATGAGCGATACAAGTAACGCGATACAAACAAAAAAAGCAGCGGGCGCATTATCAAATATATTATTTGAAGATGATGCTCATGCAGGTTTTGAAAATGTGAAGACAGAATCACTGGCTCCACCTATTTTAAAACTACTACAAAACGGTTCAGCTGAAGCTAAAAAGATGAACCAAAACTACATTCAAGGTGCAGAACCAGGAATGTTATTAAATACAGTTACTAAAAAACTGTATGATGGTTCAAAAGGAATAAATGTAATTCCTTGCCATTATAGACTTGAGTATCAAGAATGGTCAGACTTTGGAACTGGATCAGGTAGACCTGAACAGATTTATCCATCTGATTCTGATATATTAAGTAAAACTACTAAAGGCGCTGATGGTAAAGATAGATTACCAAATGGTAATTATATTTTAACTGTTGGTCAGCATTTTGTAATTATCATCGACGATAATGGTTCTACAGAAACTGCAATGATATCTATGAGTTCATCTCAAGGTAAAGTTAGTAGAAAGTGGAACTCTATGATGATGACTATAACTTTAGATGGTAAGAATGGTCCTTATACACCACCTTCATTTAGCCATATTTATAAGTTAGGCACTGTAATTAATACAGGTAAAGGTCAACAATGGTATGGTTGGAGCGTAGAAAAGGTAGGTCCTATTAAGGATGCGGCTCTATACGAAAGAGCTAAAAAATTCTACACAAGTTTCTCTTCAAAATAATACTATTGGGCGGCAGAAATGCCGCCCTTTACTAGAACGGTTATGGTAGAGAAATTTATAGAGATATTTGATGGTTTAAAACGTTCTCACGGTGTTAGTAGAGATACTGGCGTTGTTAGAGATGACGGTAAAAATGAATTTGATTCAAAGATACTTCACGTACAAGTAACAACAGAATTATATCAAAAACATTTAGAGGGTAAAAAACCTACTTTAGGTATTATTGCAATTAATGAAAACAACGAATGTAAATTTGGTTGTATTGATATTGATACTTATCCAGTTAATCATCTTAAATATATTAAAAAATTAAAAGAAAATAAAATACCTGCATTAGTTTTTAGATCAAAGTCTAATGGTGCACACATATATTTATTTACAAAAAACTTTGTAAAGCCATCTTTAATGAGAATAAAATTAAGAGAGATTGCAGCATTGTTAGGTTATGCAAAAGCAGAAATTTTTCCAAAACAAGATTATGTTGAACAAGGAGATACAGGAAGTTTTATAAATTTACCTTATGATGGTGGAGATAATACAAATAGACATGCATTAGATGAAAATGGAAATAAACTTTTATTAGAAGATCTTTATAATTGGTACGATAAAAATGCATTAACAGAAGAACAATTAATGAAACCACTTCTTGAAACAAAAGAAGATGATGATTGGATTGGAGCACCACCTTGTTTGATTGCTATATTAAAAGATAAACAATCTCCAGGAGAGATGAGAAATATAACATTACACAATGTAGCTATCTATCTTAAAAAAAGATTTCCAAATGAATGGAAGAAAAAATTATTAGAATACAATACAAAATATTGTGAACCACCTTTACCAGAAAATGAAATACAAAATACAATATTAAAATCTTTAGATAAAAAAGATTACAATTATGATTGTAAAAAAGAACCTTTACAAAGTTTTTGTAATGCAAAAAAATGTAGAATACAAAAATTTGGCGTAGGTAAAGGTCATATACCTTGCGTCATAGAAGAAATAAAAATATATCCAACAGATCCACCTGTATTTAAAGTTGTAATAGATGGTGAAACTGTAAATGTAAAAGCAGAAGAATTAAATGATCCTAAACTATTTGCTAATGCAGCTCTAAGACAAATATATAAAACTTTTCCAAGTGTTCCTATAAATTTATGGAGAGAAATGGTTGCAGAACATACAGCTAAAAAAGTAGTTATAAAAGATATGCCAGAATCATTAAAGATAGATGTTCAGTTAGAAGATGTATTGTTAGATTATTTTACACAAACACCTGGACAAGAACTAGCTCACATCAATGTATATAATAAATCTTATGTAGATCACGAAAATAATATCTGTTACTTCAAACCAAACTCTTTAAAAGATTTTCTTAAAAGAGCTGGTTGGGAAAAGAAATGGACAGAGACTTCTTTATTATTAGAAAAGTATTACACAATAACTCATCACAATAATAAGATAGGTGAGATCACTACTAGATATTGGACCTTACAAAAAGGTAAAGGTAAGAATGGAAAAGAATTAAAATTTCAAGATGCAGTTAAAGTACAAGCAAACAAATTAAAACCAGCACCATATGAACAATAGAACAATTATTCCTGGACCACCAGGAACAGGTAAGACATACACATTAATGAGTTATCTTAAAAAAGAAGTAGAGGAATATAAAACACCACAAGATAAAATACTCTATATATCTTTTAGTAAAGCAGCATCTAGGGAAGCACAGAGAAGAATACCTTATCCTAAAGTAAAAGTTAGTACTTTACATGCTTTAGGTGTTGAACAATTAGGACTTAATGTTAATGCACAATTATTAAAAGGTAAAGAATGGAGAAAGTTTAAAAATGCAAACATATTATGTGAAGGTTTGAGTTTTGAAACTTACATAGATGATTCAGGATTACCTAGATATAAAAATGTACATATGCAATTGATTGAATATTCAAGAGCAAAAAAGATTAGTTTAGAATATGCAGCATTAGAATTAAATATTACTACAGATTTAAATTATACAAAAATTATAAGAGATCAAATAGATCAGTATAAGAAAGATACAAAGATGATTGAATTTCATGACATGATAAATGATTTCATCAGGTTGCAGAAATGCCCACCTGTTGAGGTTGTGTTTCTTGATGAAGCACAAGATCTAAGTCCTTTGCAATGGGATATGTTTTTTTACATAGAGAGTAAGGCCGTTCGCTCTTACATTGCAGGGGACGATGATCAAGCCATTTACAACTTTCAAGGAGCTGACTCAAAAATATTTATGAGTTTAGAAGGTACAATGGACCCACAAATAAAATCACAAAGAGTACCTATCAATATATTTAACAAAGCAATATCTATACTACCCAATATAAAACATAGACTAAAGAAATCATGGGAACCTAAAGAAGCAAAAGGAGCTGTATTTGAAAATGTTATTTTTCAACAAATAGATTTTAGTGAAGGTAACTGGATGATATTAGCTAGAACTAATAAAATGTTACAACCTATAGCGGAAGAAATATTTAATCAGGGATATAGATTTGAATCTAAATATAATGAACTATTACCCAAAGAACCTTTAAATGCATATAGAGTTTGGAAAAGATTAAATGATGGAGCTTTTGTAAGTAAAGAAGATGTTAAAGATTTATATAGTTGTTTAAGTTATAGACTAGGTCACGTTGAATATGGATTCTCATCAGGTAAGAGTCTAGAAAATATAGATAGTGTCGATATTGATATGCTTAGAATGGAACACGGGTTGCGAGTGACGGGGAGCTGGGAGCAATTTAATATTAAACAGAATATTAAAGATTATATAAAAATTTTATTAAAATCAGGTGATGATTTAATGAAACCACCTAGAATAAAAATATCTACAATACATAGTGTTAAAGGAGAAGAATGTGATAACGTTGTTTTATTTACAGATATAAACAATATTATTTATCATTCATGTAAAATGAATGCTGATCCTGAACATAGAACATTTTTTGTAGGTGTAACTAGAGCAAAACATAATTTATTTTTACCACAACCAAAATCAAAATATGTATATAAAATAGGAGGACAAATAATATGACAGATAAAAGTATATTTAAGGACGCTTTTCCACAAGAAAAGCAGATTGGGGGGAATCATTATAAATCGTTTTACATTCAGCCCTATGAGTTTATATCTAAAAATAATCTCAGCTTCTTTCAGGGAAACGTTGTGAAGTACGTTTGTAGATACCAGAATAAAAATGGAATAGAAGATTTAGAAAAGATAATTCACTATTGCGAATTAGAGATAAAAAAGATAAAAGATATAAAAAGGAAGAAATAATATGTATCGAATTTGTTTAATTGACGTAACATTAATAATGGCAATTTGTTTAACATATTTTATGATTGGTATATGAAAGAAAAATTTACATTTACAATTGTATTATTGTTTTTAGCTTTATATGAAATATTTGAACATTTTATAATTCCAACAATTTTAGTTTGGTGGAGTTTAAAATAATGTTTGAAGCAGCTACAGAGTGGTCAGCACCAGAAAATTATCCTGATTTAAAAGGATATAAGTATATTGCAATAGACTTAGAAACAAAAGATCCTAATTTAAAAACAAGAGGATCGGGAGCCATACAAGGTATGGGTGAAGTTGTTGGTTTTGCTATAGCAGTAGATGGTTGGTCTGGTTATTATCCAATAGCACATGAAGGTGGTGGTAATATGGATAGACAAAAAGTTTTAAAATGGATTAAAGAAGTTTTAGAAACACCTGCTACAAAAATATTTCATAACGCAATGTATGACGTATGTTGGTT